TCCCATAAGATTCCCCAAATAAAGGTGATAAATCGTATGTAATTTTTTGTTTAGGTGAATATGGGTCAACTCCTCTAGTGAAAAAATAAACAATTAAATCGTCACCCTCATTATCATAGGAGTCTAAGGGGTTCCCTATTGGTTTAGTATTATTTGTCGCAGTACCACAATACCACTGACACGTTTTATTAATAAAGTAATTCCATAGAATAGACTCATTTTGTTGAGAAGTACCGTCAACAAAACTAAACTGTGTTCTCATTTCGGCTACGGTCATACTTCCTATAACTTGAAAATATTCTATACCTGATTTAAAACTATATGATTGATTATCAATAGTAGTATTTTCTAATTGTAAAGTAGTCGTTTGTTGATTCCCGTCACCATCTATATATGTAATAGATTTGTTTATAAACTCGGTATTGTTCCTCTCCACATCACCGGTTATTGAGTTATATCCGTAATCGTTAACGGGTAATGTATCATTATTTAAGTTTGGGTCGTTAATTAAATTAGAGTCGACAAATGACACTAGTTGTCCTGGCTCTAATATATATGAAGAATCCATAACTGTTATCATGGGCATATCCTCGAATTGGTTTGTTCCAGGAGATGGATTCGTAGATTCACCAAAGTCAGCATTACTATTCAGTATCTGAGTTCGCATACGATTAGGCATATCTGAATCGAAATACCTTGACCTCTGATTCATTAAATTTAATGATTGAGGTAATGTGACCGTATAAGTACTACGTAGTGTATCTGGAATATTTGCTGAGAATGGACTCTTTATCCAGTTAGATGGTGGAGTAGTCGAAGAGGGAGATGGAAGTAGGTCATTTAGTTCATATCCTGAAAATACATTACCAATATACGGTTCGTAACATTCATCGCAGTCGGAAGGAGTATCACAGTCAGCATCCACATACGAACTTATATTAGTAAAATCGGCTAAAACGATTTCATTAGCAATAAGAGTATCTATATCATCTTGAGCTTCTTGAATGGTTACACTGTCATCGGGAGGTAATGGACTACTGGTACATGAGCAAGCCTCACAATCCGGATATGTCATCATAGGTAATGTTAGATTCATAAAAGGATTATTATCTGGTAACGGGTCCATTGTCGATTTTTGACATTCACTTTTCTTAAGTTTATTACTGATAAACGCTAGAATTTGACATAACCTGAATATTATAACATTAGTAAGCCAAATAAGAAGATTAACTATTACCCTTAATAATGGATATATAAAAGCTAACACATGCATAAGTGGTATAATTGAAATTATCATCGGACTGACAATATCAATTACGATATTAAATAGGAAAAATATAAAATCAAAGTTTCTCTGACCATCATTCATCGGAAATCTGTTCGTTTCACTCATACAAGACTTATCAAGTATTTCCTTTATACCGTAATGAGAAGCCCTATTCATTCCAAATTTGAATCTATCAATATGGGCCGCAGTGGTATATACCTTATTATAACCAAATAAATAAAATGTATCTTCACACTTTATCGCGGCATCTTTATCGTAATAGTCATCCCAATCTAATGAAAAGGCATAAGATTTATTAAAATCTAAATCACCTAACTGACCTTCATCAGAAGGACTTGTACCTACCCAATGTTCTTTAATATTAGGGATTAAATAATTCGCTCTCATTATCGGAGCTTGAAGTCCCGCTTCATTTTGCCATTTAACTTTAAATCGATATTTTGCCTTTGTAGCTACACCGATTGTTGGGTCAAATGAGGTTACTCTCTCACCAAACTCATTAGTCGTAATGTACTCTAAATTCATTGGTAAATCGACTAACCATACACCATCACTATCAATAACATTACCACCTTCTTCCATTTTATACTCCTCAAGGACAGGGTCGCCATTAACATCTTCTTTAATGGTATGTCTAATAGCTAAAATTTGTCCAGGACCTGAAATAGTATCACATAAGTTACCCGTATCTTTCTTAGGTCGACATGAAGCCTTAATATAGTCAGTTTCATTTGACGAAAATATTGAACCCATAAATGAAGTATGTGGAGTTATATCAATTCCTTGGTCCCTTAAATCAAAATCCGCTCTTGTTATTCCTACATCACAAGACTCGTCTTGCCCCCAAAAAGAAGAAACATCAATATCCTTAACCTCCGTGATTATTTGTGGTAATGAATTTAAGTTTTCTGAAGACTTAAATAATTGACCGTTAAATTGAGACGCAACCCCTAAACCCATTCTTACTAAATCTGAAGGTCTTAATGAAAACTCCCCCATATTAGATAAATCTAAGTCCATTACTAATTTTTGACTACCTAAAGGAACTCCCACAATCATAAAATCTCCTGAATCGTTTGTCCTTACCGAGTATTTGTAGTATTTTTCATAAACCTGTAAAACTTCTTTACGAGTTAAAACATCATTAACTGTTGGAAATGTACCTGTTGCAGTATGTCCGTAATATTCATTAGTATAAGGTAGTAAATTATATCGATACCCATCCTCATTTTTAGTTGTAGGACTTTTATAAGGATATAATGTAGAAATAATCGGATTATTTTCATCTACCTCGTCTATAGGTATGAATATAGAAATATGTGCGTTTGGGATACCTAATCCACCGTTAGATATTACTCTACCAACAACTACTCCGTAGTCGGCACAGAATTGAGTATATAGGTCCTCTTGTCTTAACTTTAAGGATAATATCTCCAAGAAATCGAAATCCTGGTCAATATTAATGTTGATATCTCTATCGACACCAGGCTCCGTTCTAATTCTGATTGATTTTGGCATAATGAGTTTTTAAGATAAATAGTTATTTATCCTAATTTTAATTTGATTTTATTAAAAGTATATGGATAGAATTAAGAGAAGTCGACATTTTTAAGCGACTTAGCTCTTACCTTAATGTCATTATCAGGGAATCTGATTTGATACACTTGGTTTGGTTGAGCAAAAATAGTATCGTCAATTAACTGAATTTGCTTAGTATCTGTATTTGAATATCTTTGAGAAGTTTGAGAATTTGAGTATCTTCCTCCAACTTTATTGAAGACTTTTAAGTCAGCTAAGGATATCACACCAGGAATATCTTGAACTATTCTTCTAACATCAGACACATTAACATTAGAACCTAATTGTTGTTTTTGTGGGGAAAAATAACTATCGATTGAATTTATAATATTAGTAATTATCTGACCCTGATTTTGTGTGGAGTCCATAACCACTGAAAGTTCAAATTCTAAATCCACAACATTTGCAGTAGTTATTGAAATATAATCATTAATCATTCTATAATGTGATAAATAATTTGCGATATTTTGTTTTAATGTATTTGAAACGGATTCGGTTAATTTACCCTGAGTATCGTATGATAGAATTTCAATTTTAATCTTATTATCTTCTTCAGTAATCGATGCCTTAGCAGGTGCCCCGTATCTACTCGGCATTGTTCTAACTAAAGAGTTATAATCACTAACGGTGACCGCTCTTTTTTGTGATGAAAAATTAAAAGATACCATATTTCTAACTTCTTCAGTTGTAGGTAAATCACCACCACCAATCGCGGCAGTAATATTAGTAGACCTTAAACTTTCAATAACATTTTGATTAATAATATTCGATGGCCCATTAACATCAAAGTATGTAGTACCAAATTGGGTTATAACATCAACTCCAACATTCGAAGATTTACCACCACCTATTCTATATTGTACAAATAAGGTTGTGTTCGCCTTTACGGTTAAACCTAACCCTATATTATTTTGATAATCCTGTATTCTTAAAGGAATACCTGTTTTTGTAAATTCTTGTAGTTGTTCTTCGGGTGTCGTAGTACCACCACCAAAATTAACCTTACAATAACCTTCAGGAGTATATTCCGAAACAAATCTATTTTCTGTTTCAATATATTTACCTACTTTAATCCCTGGTTGGTCCGCAGGTTTTGTCGGGTCTTCAACAAATATTTTAGACTCCGCTAGTGCGTCTACTTCATACCACTTACTTTTTGAATTAATAAATTCATCGTATGTTGGAGGTGATTGATAGCTGACACCATCTTTTTGTATTATTGAAGTTATACTTATAACATTTTTTTCAGGTAAGAAAAATTCGAAGAAAGGTTTAACATCATTATTATTAATAACCTTCTTAAATGTCTTAGTTAACCCATTAACGACCACCTCTCGTTTGGTCATAGTATAATTAACAAGTCTATTATTCGAATCAAAATTTGGTATCTTAGTACGATTAGGATATCCCTCACTATTATACTGTGAACTAAATTCAATATCGTTAGAATTTTCAAAAACCTGACCCGCACCAATAAATTGTGAGCCGGCTCTCATAGTTCCTAAATATCTCTCATCTTCTTGGTCACCCAAGGCAGGAACGGTAATCGATACGTCAACTAAAGCGATTGATGGTCGGTTTCCCGGTATCTTTAATCCATATGTTCTCGCTATATTATATATTGACGACTTTTGTTGTGCATATTGTAATACAGTCTCTTGAATACTACGGTCCATGTGATAATGTAAGTTATCACCTATAGCGGCATTTAAGTCCATAAACACCGAATAAATCGATGCGTCATTAAAATTACCAATTAAATCAGGGTAATACTGCTGAGTATAATTTACCAGTTCCTGTCTTAAGGACTGAAAATCTCTGTCTGTGTAGGATATTTTACGATTAGCCATATACTATTAAATATTAATGATAACAAAATCTTTAGATGAAAACGTACCATTAGCGATAGAATAGTCAATTCTTAACTTTGCAGTGTACTCTTCTGTACCTTGTCCTGCAACTCTATAGATTTCACCTTCTAATTCATCATAATTTATTTCACCAGGTAATGGTTCGGATTCAAGATACGGTTTTATCGTGATATCATTGATTTGTAGATTAGGAATAAACTTATCCACGGCTTGTCTAACATCTGCCTTAATAGCATCGAAGGTAGGTCCATCCATCGGTTCGAATATAAATTCATATATACGAGTCCCAAAATCAGGTAAAAAATACCTACTACCTTTTCTTGTTAATATTAAATGTAACAAGTCCGTCCTTATCTCTTCATCAGGAGATTGAGTTAATCTTAAGTAGTTTCCTCGTAAACTATCCCTAAAAGGAAAAAATACTCCGTATGTTTTACTATCTGCCATATCACATAAATATAAACACAGATTATTTTATCTAAATATAAAATGAAAAAGGTCAGACGTATCTGACCTTTTCTTATGTTTTAATCAATTTTTTATTGTTTAACCCTCACACGCGACACATTGTAGGTCATTTAAGTTAAGTTTTTTTCTAGCAAACGCTTGTGCCGAATTCATAGAGTGTTGGTAATAAAGGGTTTTAACCCCTAATTTCCATGCATCGATATGTAACTTATTTACATCTTTAGTCGGCATTCCAGGAGATACCATCAAATTCAGTGATTGTGATTGGTCAATATAATCTTGTCTTACCGCAGCTTGGTTAATAATTGACGACTGGTTAATCTCAGCAAATGTTCTAAAAACATCTCTTTGTATATCACTTAAAAAGTCTAAGTGTTGTACTGAACCATCATGCTTCTTAATGGTATTCCACACCGCTTTAGTGTCTTTACCTAATTCAACTAATAATTGTTTAAGAACGGGATTTTTAATAGTAACCTTTGATTTCGCAACATCTTTAACATAATAGTTTGACCATATTGGTTCAATAGATTGAGATACTTGACCTAAAATAAATGCTGATGAAGTTGTTGGTGCTATGGCATTTAATGTAACATTTCTTCGACCATAACCTTTTAGATATTCAGGTTCTCCGAATAACACGGCAAGTTCCTCCGATGCTTGATATGATTTTTCTTTAATACATTTAAAAACCTCAACATTTAATTTAGCACTTTCTTTAGTATCGAACGGTAAATTCTTAGATTGTAATAATGAATGCCACCCTAATACTCCTAAACCTAATGCTCTTTGTCTTTTAGCAAAGTTATAAGCCTTTTCCATATATAAGAAAGCTAATTTACCTTCTCTCGTACCGTTATTCCTTAGTTCCTCTAATTTACTACAGTATTCGGTAACAATCGCATCTAAGAAATAAACCATTGTTTGAACCGCATCCGTATCTTTCCACTCGTCATAATGTAGAACATTCATAGAAGATAATACACATACAAATGATTCGTCATCTGAATTATGTAATGCAATTTCAGAACATAGGTTTGAATTATAAATCTTAGCACCTTTATCTTGGTAAACATTAGGTGAATTATTATTCATAGTATCAGTAAACATAACATACGGATAACCCATTTCACCTCGTCTTTGAATAACTTTAGCCCATATTTTTCTTTTGTCATCGTCACCCGCAATCATTTCTTCCATAAACTTATCAGTTACAGTAACCGCATGTGTTAAGTCTTGAATAGGGAATCCTTCAGTACCAATTTCAAGAAATTCCATAATGTCTGGATGTTCAACAGGTAAATAAGGTGAAAACCTACCTCTACGAGTTGCTCCTTGAGATATATTGTCAACAACACTCTGGAATAGATTCATAAAGTGTACCGCTCCAGGAGCATGTCCATTGTCTGTAATACCAGCTCCTCGTCCTCTAATATTACCGAAATATCCTGAGGTTCCACCACCCATTTTACTCATCTCACCGACCTCTGCTTGTGTGTACAATATTGATTCAATATTGTCACTTATGTGTGACCCAAAACAACTAACCGGTAATCCTCTAACTTTACCAAAATTTGCCCATACTGGCGATGATAAAGAATACCATCCTTTACCCATATACCCATAAAATTTATCGGCAAAACCTTCAATACCTAAAAGTTTCTCTGCATGTTCCGCGATTGTTCTTATTCTTTCTAAAGGTAGTTCACCTTCACTTAAATACCCTCGGCGAAGAAACGTTATAGATTCTTCATTAATCCAATCAAAAGGTTGTCTATTTTTCATATTAGTTTTTATATATTTTTAAAATAAGTCGTTAGATGTAACGGACTTCTGCTTTTTACTATAGTTTATACTTCTTTTATGAAAGAAGTCGGTATGTTTGGTTGTTAGTATTTCATCATCAAACCATTCCGTAGTCTCTAATAATGGTTCATTAACCTCAAAAATTTCTTCAACACCAATAGAGATTAATGACTGATTAAAACGATTCTTAATGAACTCCATCGTTTGACTTTTAGTTAAGAAGTCTAAATCACCCTTTTCAAAAATCCAATCAACCAGTTCTTTTTCCGATTCATAGGCTTCTTTAGTTGCGATAATTAAATC